GTTTATAAGAAGCAGAAGATGGACCGGGACGACATTGCAGATATTAACAGTTTTGATGTGATTGCATGGCTGAAGAAGGAGATGCGCACCAAGCTGAACGAGGAGCTGGCTCGCGCATACCTGATCGGTGACGGCCGCAATACTGCTTCTGATGACAAGATTAACGAGGGTAACATCCGTCCGATTGTTAATGATGATGATTTCTATACCATCAAAGTTCAGGCGGCGGTTGCCTCGAGCGCAGACACGGTGACTAAGATCAAAGCGGCCATGAACGCAAGCCTGAAGGCTCGCAAGGATTACAAAGGCAGCGGTAACCCCACTCTGGTTACCACCGAGGACAATCTGACCGACATGCTGTTACTGGAGGACAAGATTGGTCATCGTCTGTACAAGAACGAGACGGAAGTTGCGCAGGCGATGCGTGTAAAGGAGATTGTGACGGTGCCCCAAATGGCAGGCATGAAGGGTAGCAAGGGCGGCGAGCTGTTTGGCATTGTGGTGAATCTGGCAGACTATACCGTAGGCGCAGATAAGGGCGGCGCTGTGAATATGTTTGAAGATTTCGACATCGATTACAATCAGCAGAAGTATCTGATCGAGACCCGCTGCTCCGGCGCTCTGACAGTGCCCTTCAGCGCAATGGCCATTGAGTACAATGTTACCTGATATAAAAAGGAGTAAACTATGCTGAAACCTTATTACGAGACCGGCTATGACCAGCATGTGGCAAACTATGTTGCCTACCTGCACACGGATAAGAAGCTGTATGAGGACGAGGGTCACAAGACCCAGGTAAAGAAGGCAGACGTAGAGAAGGCTTTTAATCTGGGCCGTCTGCTGGTGAAGGACAGTACCAAAACCTATCTGCCGGTTGCCATGCTGCCCACCGGCGTGGTAGTGACGGATGGCACTACTCCCACCACCTGTACCATGGCAGAGTAAAAACAAAAGGCTGCGGTTCGGTAATACGAATCAAAATGGAGGGGATGGGCCATGAAATGGAGCGGAAAAATCGGGTTTGCACAGACTGTGGAAACTGCACCTAGCGTATACACAGAGAAAATCACCGAGCGAAGCTACTTTGGAGAGGTGCTGGAATTTGCACGGCGTATGGAAGATGGTGGACAGGTCAACGGAGATATTACACTTGGCAACCAGCTGAGTATTCTTGGCGACCCGTTTGCACAGACGAACCTATATGCCATGCGGTATGCGACCTTTATGGGGCAGCGTTGGAAGGTGACAGGGGTGAAAGTGCTGCATCCGAGAATGATCCTGACCTTAGGAGGGATATGGAATGGAAGCACGCCTGCGGATTGATGCGCTTTTGCGGGAATTGCTGAAAAACAGCTGCGGTCAGGTGAATTTATATTACCAGCCGCCTGCAGGATACCAGCTGCGTTACCCCTGCATCGTGTATACCCAGAGCCGCATACAAAACGGTCATGCCAATGACGGCGTATACATCCAACACTCTTTTTACACGGTTACCGTGATAGATACCGACCCGGATTCAAAAATCGTGCAGGCCGTATCTGTACTGGGAAAGTGCAGGTACGACCGGCATTTTATTACAGACAACCTATACCACACAACCTTTACACTGTACACATAAGGAGGCACAGTATGGCAAGACTGATTTGGGATGCAATTGGTGAGAAGTTTTATGAGATGGGTACGAAGATGGGCGTGCTGTACCCGATGAAGCCGGACGGCGGCTATGAGAATGGTGCGGCTTGGAATGGCCTGACGGCAGTGACTGAGAGTCCCTCCGGTGCAGAGGAGACCAAGCTGTATGCGGACGACATTAAGTATGCGTCTCTGCGCAGCGCGGAGGAGTACAGCTATACCATCGAGTCCTACACCTACCCGGAGGAGTGGGAACCCTGCGATGGTTCTGCACAGGTGGCAGCAGGTGTGACCATTGGCCAGCAGAAGCGTAAGCCGTTTGGCTTTAGCTGGGTGACTACCAAGGGCAACGATGTGAGTGACGAGGTGGGTCAGAAGATCCACCTGGCATGGAACTGCACCGCATCGCCCTCGGAAAAGAATTATGCTTCCATCAACGATAACCCGGATGCTATTACTTTTAGCTGGGAGTGCTCGGCCTCCCCGGTAAATGTTACCGGCCACCGCCCCTCCTGCCACATGGAGATTGATTGCTCCAAGCTGAAGGAAAAGACGGAGAAATCCTACGAGGCCCACTACCGCTCTCTGGAGATGGCACGAAAGGCCCGCATTACCGTGGGCGTCGGCTGTGACTTCCTGGGAGACGCAGCCTTCGGATGCTCGTACAG